CAGAGCAAGCAAGACTAACGGGTAAGTCTATGGCTGGTGGACCATTTGTTAGTACAGGTATTGCATCTTCAAGATTTGGAAGTACAAGACAAGCAGGATCTCCAAGGTTTATTGCAAGTAGAACTGGAATGGTTCAAGGACCAGAGCCAGCAAGCGTAAATGTTAAGCCATTAGGACCTTTCGCTTCCTTATCACGTTTAACTGCAAATACACCTTTAGGTCTTAGTGGTGTTCAAGCCTTTCCGCAAACAAAAAACTTGGGTATGTTCGGTCCAAAGTTACCCTTTATTGGACAGACTACAGGTTTTGGTCGTTCGCCCGCAGGTGGTAGATCAGATTTAGTTGGTTCTCTACCAAACTTAAATCGTGTAGCTAAAGACAACGCAATGCCCGTAAAGGGTTTTGAGTTTATGCCTGGAACTCCTGCGTACTTTGAAAAGTTTAATAAAGATATTACAAGAATAGCTAAGTCTAAAGGCAATGTTTTACCTGTAGGTGGTATGAAGCATTTAGTAGGTTCTCCAGCATATTTTAAAGATCAAGCTAAACAACTTAAGAAACTCAGAGGTGGTCCTACAGGATTCTCAGCAGCACAGTATGGTCCACAACAATTAATGCAAGGACCAAGAATGTTTGGGCAAGCTGGTCCTGCTTTTGATTTAACAGGTCAAAGTTCTCCTTTAAACTTTGATAGTAGGGGAAATCTGCTACCTGGAAGAATGGGAAGTAGACAACCAAGAGTGGGATTAGGTAGAGCTTTGGCTAGAAATAGAGGACCAGCATTACAGAGTGCTGCGATAAGTGGTGCATTTCCTCTGCTATTTGGTCAAGGTCCTATAGCTGCTGCTGGTGGTGCATTAGGCGGTGGACTTGGTGGTGCATTTGGTGGACAGATGGGAGGCTTCGCAGGAGGTCTAATTGGAACGGCTGTGGTATCTGGTGTTCAAAGTTTCGTCAACTCAATAAAAGAATTAGGATCTGCACTCGATCCAGTAAACGGAAG